GTTGGAGAAGCAGAACGCGAGCTCCTTGACGGGGTGGTTGTAGGAGAGGCGGACCTGCTTGGTCTCGTTGGAAGTAACGGTATCGGAGCCAGTGTGCTGAACCTGCTCAATGAGGTACTCATGTCCTTTCTGCGCAAAACGCCTACGCTCCTCAGTGTCGAGGTAAACGTAATTAGCCCAAACCTTGAAGGTGTCGGTGTTAAGGAAGGTGTTGAAATCGGACGCTAAATCGAAATCAATGCGTACCTCGTGGTACTGCAGGGCAATTAGTGGGAGATAAAGACCGGGATTGCGGTTAAAAAAGAAAATTAGAGGGAGATAGACAGTGTTACCAGTCTCGGCAGTGGTCATCTTACCCCAAGAAGTCTTCTTGGACTCGTCGAGGTAAAGCTCGGAGTAGAGACGCCACCACTTCTGGTAGTGCTTGTCAACACGCTGTCCACCCACTGATAATTCTACGTTGTTGATCGCACGCTCAGCGACCCAGTTGCAGTCACCAGCGTCCGCGGTGCGAGAAGTCGCGATCGCAGACTTGAGCTCGATGTACATGTCACCAACGAGATCACCGTTGCGGGCGACAGTGACGGAGACGCGACCGGAGTTGGCAGCGGTACCGTTGACGGTCTGCTCGATGTTCTCCATCGCGAAGTTAGTGTGGCGCTTGTATTTCGCCTGGAAAAAAGTTACCTCAGGGTTACCAGTAAGGTAGACATCCTGGGCACCGTACGCTACGAGTTGCATGAGACCGCCGGCCATTTTGAGAGTTGTTGTACTATAAGCAGAGAAAATAATTTTGGGTAAAGTGCGAAATTTCGCATACGATATTTCCTCAACCTATCATAAATGTCCACGCAGCCTGATGAAAATGAGATTGAAGAAGGTGAGATTGTAACTGATGACGAGACCGAGGAGGAAATTGAGGAGACCGAGGAAGAGGTGGACGATGACCTCATGTTCGAGGATGACGGGGTAGACCTTCCCACACTGATGACTTCCCTCCTCGCCACTGAGGATGGTGACACCGTGTGTAGCGCTCTGGTGGGCATCTCCCAGCAACTTCAGATGCAAAACAAAATCCTTATAAAGATTTTGAGTGAGTTGAAAAATTAATTAGAGAGAAAAATTGTAAATAGTATAATTATGGAAGGTACTCACTTCATCGACAAGGAACCGAATCAGTATGAAGCACTCGCTGAACTACTAAAGATGGATATTCAGTCGATGAATGAAGATTCAATTAACAAAACAACAGCATCCTACGAAAAATATTGGAGTCTAACTTCAGAAGATTTCACAACTGCTCGAAACTTGGGATACAGGCAGTTCGTTCACCGTGACTTCTGGGAGAATGGTAATCCCAATCCATCTAAAATAGACATCCTGGCTATCAAGGGTGTCCGTGAAAAACAACGTGAATATCTCGTGAATCTAAAGAATCATGCTAAGAATCTCGGTCTTCATAAGAAACGGAACGATGATGGATACACCGTCGTTGACCGAATTCATAACATCTTGAAACAGTTGAAGGATGGATACGACAACATTCGACGTCACTACATGTCTTATGAGCGAGTTGTCAACAAGACAGCCGAGCCTCTGGTCAGGTCAATTTTCGATCCGTCCACTGTATCTGAGGATGACGCTGATAGTGTTTCACCCTTTCAGAAATGTCTCTTACTCGTCCTTGATGAACTTTACAAAGCAGGGTATCGTAGGTACAAGGGATATTGCTGCGAAGAAATTAAGACTATCGAGCGCTACAGGACGAGGGCATGGTCCCCCAAAATGACGATCGAGGAGTTTGTTTACTCTCTCGCACAGAAAGATGACGACTTTAACAACTGGAAGAACTTCACGAGTAAGGGAAGCACTTTTAGGGAAGTCATCGACAACATCTCGAAGTGCATCGATTCTCAATTTCCCGCTATCGTTAAGAGGAGGCACGTGTGGTCTTTCAAGAATGGTGTTTTTGTCGGTAAGGAATGGGACCCTAATCTGGGTTCTTACAAGTGCAGCTTTTACCCATACACCAGCAAGGAGTTCGCCTGTCTCGATCCCACTATTATTGCCTGTAAATATTTCGACAAACAATTTGATGACTTTTCCCATATCGAAGACTGGACAGAGATTCCTACACCCTGGTTTGATTCGATCCTAGAATATCAAAACTTTGAGAAGGAGGTTTGTAACTGGTGTTATGTTATGGGTGGACGTCTGTGCTTCGACGTAGGTGAACTGGACACCTGGCAGGTGATTCCCTTCTTCAAAGGTATTGCGCGCTCTGGTAAGTCTACCCTCATCACAAAGGTATTCAAGAAGTTCTATGAGAATGAGGACGTAAAGACACTCTCAAATAATATTGAAAAAAAGTTTGGTCTCTCATCCATCTATGACTCTTTCATGTTCATCGCCCCTGAGGTGAAGGGTGACCTCGCCCTCGAACAGGCTGAGTTCCAGTCTATTGTATCAGGTGAGGATGTCAGCATCGCCGTGAAGAACAAACAAGCTCTCTCTATTGAATGGAAAACTCCAGGTGTTCTGGGTGGCAACGAGGTTCCTAACTGGAAGGATAACTCTGGCTCTGTTTTGCGTCGTATTCTTCCATGGAACTTTAGCCGTCAGGTTCTCGAAGCAGACCCCCAGCTCGATGGAAAACTCGAACAAGAACTTCCTATTATTCTGTTCAAGTGTGTCAAGGCATACATCGACTATTCAAACAAATACAGAGACAAAGATATATGGAACGTCGTACCTGAGTATTTCAAAACTATCCAAAAGCAGGTGGCGATGGTGGCAAGCTCACTCATCCACTTCCTCGAGTCTACGAACATCGAATTTGGTAAGGGAGAATACGTCCCTCAAAATCTATTCGTAGCAGCCTTCAATACGCATTGCAGGGCCAACAACTTGGGCCAGCACAAATTTCATCAGGACTTCTATGCGGGTCCTTTCAGTTCCTATAAGATTGAAGTTCGAAACGAGTCTGTATCCTATCGTGGAAGGCAGTATCCCCTTCAGCCGGTTATTTTTGGTCTTGACCTCGTAGATGAACAACTCGTAACCGGCACCAACCACTAAAAAAATCCTTACTAATAGTAATATGAGCCAGTCGGTCAAAGAATTTGTCAGGCAGTCTGGTGTGGACGTACGAAAAAGTCCTGACTATAACTCTAATAATAATTTTGCTCGAGAACTCGAGATGGAAATGGAAAGAGCCGAGCGCGCCAACGCAGCGGAACGCATGGCTCGTAGAGAAGCAATTGTAAGAGGCCAACAGTTTTTCCGTGAACCCACTCGACCCGAAATACAACGAAGGCGTCCCGCTCCTCTCGAAAATGAATTTGCGGATGTCAATATTAACAAGTTGGTAAACAACGCATTGAGAGAACCCATAGATACGAGCGAGTTTAACGAGCTACCTCCAATCAATGAGGCTGCGTTTGAAAAAGCTCTCACCGAGATGAATCCAGCCATGGTCAATGAATTCAGTGACCTATCCATCCTCGAGATTTCCCCACTAAAACCTGGTATGTTTAACGCCGGAGTTGATAGTGGCTACGGACAAAAGGATGTCGTCGTTAATCTCAAACAAATCATCGCCAAAAGACCCCTTGCTAAAATGCAAATCGTAGAGGGTCTTTATATAGAAACTCTGGAAATGGTGGGTAGATATGGTCAACAACAGGTTGCCCTTAGACACACACGTAATTTGGGTCTCAAGGGTAGTATGAACATACCCCTCGTGACTGTAGAGTTTAAGATGATAATATCTAACGACAAGGGTGAGAGTAGTGGAGTGAATGTAAACATTTACAAAAACGGAAAGATTCGCTTTTCGGGTGGATTTTTAGTAAGTCATCTTTTGAGACAACCGGAGCTTATTCGTCGCTACGTAGTTGATAACTACACGACGAAGGAACCATTTTTCTACAATCCCATCCAGTTTAATAATCTGAGTGGTCAGTTTAACATTAACGGTGTGTTCAACATGGAAAGAATTCGGCCTAA